GAAACGTTCGCTTCATTCCGTCAACTAATGCAGCAACGATCGGCTCTATGATGCGACTATAATAATTAAGCATGGTCTTATCATCAGCAAAGCCATCCATTATCGCCTGAGTAACTCCTATCTGGCTATACGCCAAATTTGTAAGGTACTCTATCTGCTTCAACAGGTTATTGTCGAGAGATCTGTTAAGTTGCGTTATCCGTTCGGTGCCATCTGTATACGCAATGCCATACTTAGAACCAGCTAGCTGATTCTCTATATCTTGCCGTCTCTCTTCGGCTTGCTGTCTTCTGGCCGGCGTCTTTATCACATATGGTAATTGGATAATAAGATCCAACTTTCCAGACGCAGTATGCTCATCGGTTACATCAAGCAAAGCAAGCTTTCTCATCAAACGTTGAACCGTCGAGTTTGGCTCATTGATAACCGAATAGAGAGGATTCTCAACTATGGCTACAGCATCCTTTGGTAAGACAATATCTTCTCTTCGACCAGTTCGATCATTGTAAATATTTATCTTTACATGAGCAGGGTACCATTCTATGATTTTTCCGGTTCGCATGGACAGAATATCATAAGAATTCGTAACGTTAGGGTTTCGATCCGTGTCGACCGGTACCAAAGCAACACTGCCTTCGTCGAGCATAGACATAACTGCATCCTGGATAAAAGCGCGCCCTGTCTGATCGATATTGGCCGCAAGATTTAAACATGTGTTTAAACCAGAATCGATCTGCTCAAGAAATCGTCCATTATCGTCCAAACGACAGTGCATAATATTAACAGATGACGCATCCATGGAAATGCGATTAAATAATGTAGTGATTATTGAACGCTCGTTTCGACGAACGATGGTCGAGCGATCTGGTCGGCGATAGTAACCAGTTCCAACTTCTTGATACTGGATCGTCGGATCTTTGTTATTTACGAACGCGTTCCAGCCGCGTTTGAGTCTGTCTGATAATCCCATTGGGCTTCCTCCTTATTCGAAAGCTTCTTTATTAAGTTTATAAGCTACAAAAGCATCTAACATAGCTGCTACAGCATCGATTTTTGCTTCGTATCTTTTCTTAAGTAACTTACGGTTGCCATTTGTGTCCTCCATGGTGATACAGTTACCCATAGCAAAACTCATAAGTTTCTCATCAAACAACAGCATTCGTTCTTCTGCTAATTTCTTTAGTTCTCCAAGAGGAACCGACTCAGTTTTTGCACCTTGAATAACTTTCTCAATACCAAATGGACCGTTTTCCCAACGCTCTACGAATTCACGAGCATTATAAGGGTCGAAACCAAAGCATCTGACGTCATATCCTACCTCAGATATGTAGTTATCAAGATCCTCATAGACTTCCATCATATCGAGAATGGTGCCATCCATGACTATGAGACTACCTTCACTAGCGAATTCATCATACTTTGCTCGCATAGCCAATGGTAACTTCATCAGAGTCAGCTCGGTTATGTAATTTCGAGTCTTAATGCCAAAACAACCATTGGACAATGGGAATAAAAATGTAAATGCGCAGAAATCATTACCCTGAGATAAATCTGCTCCCAGAGCACATGGCATTTGCCAGTAATCTTTCCTCCTATGCGGAAGAGTTTCCTCATACGTGAAGTAATAGGTGTAGCCTTCCATAGGAATGCCAAATCTCTTAGCAAGAATATCGTTTCTAGAAGACGGATTCTTCTCGGCTTTCTCTACATCTAATTGATAAGTTTCATAAGTAACCGTCTTTCCAATGTTGGGGTTTGCTTTGATCCATTTGTCTGGCTCAGCTACTTCATCGATAGAATCGAGTTTATACCACCAGATGGAAGTATGAATGTTTGGATATTCGCCCTTGAGGATACTCATCAATTCCATTTTGATTGAATCGCCAGGTCCATTACGAACGGTACCCTCGGAACTAATAGCCACAATGAGATAGTCATTATTGTTCTCTGCTGAACCTTGCTCTTTTGCGGCACCTTGCTCGATCGCACCAATAACATCCTCTCGAACATCGCCAGAAAGCCATTCGTCTATAGTTGCGACTTTCACTTTCAAACCCTGGAGCTTATCAATACTCATCGGTCTGATTTGAAGAAGCGAACCAGTAAGGAAATTTTCGATACCTTTCTTAGTAGAAGCGAGCTTACAACGGTTTGCTTTAGAACCGGTGGTATTCTGCAAAGAGCCCTCAGTTAAGAACTTGAACAGCGGACCCCTAGACCTTGTTATTGAGGTGCGTATTGGAGATAATACCTCTTCTGCCTGGAGCATGGTTGGAGCTGTCGTTACCTGATATGTAGTCGCAGTGTCAACATTTAAGAAGTAACTTTGTAAGCAAGATGCGTACATCGATTTTGCTGCGCCTCGGGCAACAATCAGATACTGCTTATGTATAAGTCGTTTTTTGATTCGCTTACGAACATAGTGTCCACCATGTCCATCAGGAGACGGTTCATACACGCTTCTATCTACAAAGTAGTACCAACCAAAAATCTGCTCTGCCCATAGTTTAAATGTATCGAGCAATCGGAGATCCTCACCGTTGGTTAACGTGAGTTCGTTTTCGCAATAATTAACAAAACCCTGAATTGCTTGGTCATCATACCAAACACCAGGGTTAGCAATTAAGGCATCTATACGATGCATCTCCATCTCGATTTCTTTATTTATGGGTATCTCACCGCGAAGCACCGCATCTCGAAATTGACCGTAATAAATTGGCGTGGCTGTGTTGGATAAAGCCATTACCTACCACTCCCTAATAAGGCACGGACACGTTTTTCAACCTCGGGATCGTAACCATAAATATTGTTGCCCATATTTGTAAGGTCGATTACGTCGGGTTTGGACTTCGCCTTACTCGACGAATTGGAACTTGTCCTGCTGCTAGACCCTTCGCCAGTAACGGTATACTTTGATTCTTCGGCTTTTGCTTTACGCTCCGCAGCCTTGGCCTGGCGCTCTTCTGCTCTAGCTTGACGTTCGGCGGCTTTTGCTTTGCGCTCTGCCGTTTTCGCTTCTCGTTTAGATTCTTTTGCTTGAGATTTTGCTTTATCGGCGGCACTCGAATCATTGCTATTGCTAGAGCTCCGATCTTTAGTTTGATTAGAGTTATTTTGACTACTCGACTGATTCGCGTACTTACCTTCCTTGAAATACTGCTGTGCCTTGTCAATCTTAAGACGATTCTCGTATTCCTGTGCTTTCTTCTGGAGAGATTCGGCGGTGTTCTTGGTGTTAAGTCCAAGCGTGTCCCTAAGCTGTTTATCGATATAGTCGCCAATTAATTTGGTTCCTTTATCTTTGATCATAGAAAGAGCAGTATCTTTGAGGTCATTGATGAACTTTTCGCCTTTCGACGTTTGAGCCGGGGTAAGCGATTTGAGTGTGTTCTCTAGACGAATCCTATCGATTTTTGCCTGGATCTCGGCGTTCGTCATTTCACTGATGCGCTGAGATTTATCGGCTGTAGATTTATTCGTTCTAGGGGTAAATCTTCTCAAATCTTTACCAGTCAGCTCGGAATATTTCTCTTTCATCTTGAGCTCTTTCTTTCGCCCAGCGTATGTTAAATTTCCGTGCCTATCATGATACCGTTTATCGTTGGATAACTCGGTATACTGGTTTTGCATTTTGAGGGCGCGTTTCTTGCCAGCTAATGTAAGAGAACCATCTTTGTTCTGGAATCGACGCACTCCCCACTTTTGCCCTTTTATACCATGGTGGTATAATTCATTATCCATCGTTCGTTTCCTCCTTCCCAATAGTTTCGGCCGCCACATTGAGACGCCATTCCAACTCGCTAATAAGTCGATTGGCCGAATCTATGGCAGCAGAGCTAGTAGGCGGGTCGAACAAGAGGCGGACCTTCAAGTACACGTAGGTTCTAACCATCTCTAGCCTAGCAGTCGCAGGCATAAAATCAGTCCATACCTCTGATGCACCGGTGATGTAAAAACCCTCGTTTGGGCCGACACCCAATTGAGCCAGGATAGAAAATACCGAGTTGATGTGAATCATAATGTCGGTATCAAATGCATCGTATTCGGCCGCTATGCCAAGCAGTTTCTTAATCGATTGTAAAATGCTGTCCATCGCATCACCTCCTATACTCTCCGCCAGGGACATGTATCGAATTGGGTTCGTTCCAATGGGACTTTTATAAGAAGATCCTCGTCGCCATAATGTATAGCGTTATGCGTGTTGTGTGTAGTCGAAATAAGAAATTCCGGGTCCAACAAGAATTCGCTTTCTTGCTCAATGTCATTGATGGTTATTGGATTCATATGGTGAATGATAATTCGTCCATGGATCTCATAACCTTCGACGCCGAGATCACATCCATTGTCTCTGAGAATTACTTGGTCCCGAATATGTGTCCATTTCTGGGACCTATAGAATATTTGATTGAGATATCTGTCGAAGCCGAACGTATCTTTTCCAACAGATCCACCTAATTGCAGATACCTATAGCGTTCCTCAAAAGAATTAAATCGTGACAATTCTGTATAAGTTTTAATACTCATCCGGATCACCACGCCCACCATAATTCCGCATGGCAGTAATAGCCTCGGAATATAGCTTCTCAATTCTTTCAGCAGACTGGATAGCTTCGGTCTTCGCTTTCTTCAACTCAACTTCACGCTCGAGGAGTTCTTTCTCTAATCGCTCTCTGGTTGTCCCCAGCTTTAGATAGTGGGTAATGACCTGCGAAGAGGCAGTTCCGTCTCTAAGCTGCTGTTCTGCGAGGTCAACAGCCAAAGAAATAAGCTGATTCTCTCTTGCTTCCGGTGTTAAAGCCGGTCTAATCTTTTTGGACGATCCAGAAGCATCAGATTTCTTAACTCTTGCCACTGTTACTGCCTCCTTTCGCTTAGTTTAGGTGCACTTTCATAGCAGTTTTAGTGGTGTATGGCCTATTTTAGGTAGACATTTAAAAGAACCCACAAGGGCAAATCATGTATCATCTGAAAGGAGAAGAAAGTAAATGAAAATATCACGGACAGCAGGCCGAA